CACAGAAAGTGTATCGCGACGCGTTCCTGAGGCAGAGCCTTGGGCAGGACACTTGGACGTTAGCACACTAGACAGCGCGTCTGCAAGCGGTGCAGCGCAAAGTAGCCAAAGTTTCTACTACGGCACTCCGTCAGAAGGCCGAGGATATAACGATCAGACTGGGCAATATGAGGATCCATTTGCTGAGGCAGATGACACTTATCCAAACCTCCGCTGGGCACCGGGCAATGATCGTCGTGTCAACCCCCGTGTTCTTACGTTAGCCAATCAAGTTGCAAAACAATTTGGTACTATTTTTACTATTAACTCTGGATTTAGAACCCCTGCCCGTAATACAGCGGCAAGCGGCGCAAAGTTTAGTCAACATATGTTAGGTAATGCTATTGACGTTGGCGCGGCAACCTATACCAATAATGAGAGATTACAAATGATTGCATATGCTAGCTCTATTGGTATTAGGGGAATTGGAATTTATTCAAGCGGCAATCTACACTTTGACGTGCGTGATGGCGCGCGGGCGGCCTGGAATCGCGGACCAAACGGACAATATTCTATCCAATATGTACCACCGTATGCACGCGCGACCGCACAAAAACACGTAGCTGGAGGATTTGCATAATGTTACGCCTGCCAGACGCCAATAGAAGAATACAGTGGGAAACATTTACCATTCAAGATGAATTTGCAGTACAATTCATAATCAACAAAGGAATTGCGATTGTAAGTGAAAAAATGATAGATGTAATCCTGGCTGAAAAAACTTGGAATGGCAGCAAAACTGTAAACCCTGATTCAGGTTTAATTGAAATTGGTTATGGTATTGGTGACGTTGATGATGTTCAAGGATATACAGAATCACAGGCGTATGCTGAATGGGTAGGTTGGTTGCGCAATGAACAGCGGAAGCTTCGTGCGCAACTACCAATTAATGGTATTACACAGACATCATATGACGCACTACTCAGCCTCTATATTGATACAGGTGATTGGCGCCGCGTTGAAGCTGAAGAGGGAACATACGACCTAGCAGATGCAGTTAAAAATGGTAATTGGTTACTAGCTGCTGACATTATCGCTAGAGGAAATGTGAACCCTAACCTCCGTAAAAAAGAGGCAAGAGTTATGCGGCTCGCAGATTATTCTAGCAACAAAAATAGAGATATGCAGGTGGTGTCAGGTATACAACGATTGCGTAAATTATATACCTCAGGTATAACGGATGACTTCATTAAGAAACAGACAGAATTTGTATACTATCGTCAGCTAGGCTCATTTTTGCCAGGCATGAGTGATGTCAGACAGCGTAGAGTGGTGGCACAGGCCACCACTTAGCTAACTTAGCTATATTAAATCTCTGTAAGGGCCACGTTTTGGTTTGCTGCTTTGCTAAGGGAATAACGCTTCCCATCCAACTCAATGATGTCGTCCCAGCTTTGCGCCTTGATAACTAGCTTTTCACGTGGCTCGGATGTAAGTGTGACCGCCAATCCAAACGCCCAAGCCAGCTTGTGACCCATATATGGGAAGTCAATCATTTTCTGGTTACATTCCTGTACAGCCTGATCAACATCTTTACCGTCTTGTTCGGCATGTCCTGCAATTGTGCCAACTTGGAAACGATGGTACATTGTACCGTAACGCTTAGATTCAAATGGCATCGCCATGGTGTCACCTGACTTGTAAACACCATCGCCTTGGATATAGTCTACTGCGGGGTTTGCTTGAATTACAAGTGTCATTTATATAGCCTTTCCAATAAAGCAATCATTGTGAACTTCAATAACTTCAAATTCCATGTTACCAATCATGAAAAACGCAACAAATTTGTCTCCAACATTTTTGGCTTTGCCGCTTACGATATCTTTTTCGAAAAACTTTACAAAATCTAGCATGTCATATCTCCTTTGCTTACAATATCAATCTACAGCAAAACGCCTTGCTTGTCAACCAAAAAAGCACCTTTCCTACAACATAAATACTATTATGGCAACATTTTTAGGTTTCAGCACATACGGTAAACGAACAGGCACAAGGACGCTAGAAGATAAAGCTCTGGCTGTTCGCGACTTACTTAACCATTTTTACACGCGGCGCGGAGAGCGCCTGGGCGAACCAGAGTTTGGTAGTATTCTGCCAGAACTAGTTTTTGAGCCTCTTGATCAAATTGTTATTGATGCAGCAGACGAAGACGTTCGCAGAATCATTTCTTTGGATCCAAGATGGAACCTAATAGATTATCAGCTCACAACTGGCGATCAGAGTATTACAATTACAGTCCAGCTCAGTTATATACCGGATTTGAGCCAAGAAGATCTACTATTAGAGTACACGGGAACAGAAGAGATTTAAAGCATGACACAAAGCGTAAGACAGAGAAATTTATTTGCGGCGGAAGATTATCGCATCGTTTATGATAGCTTCAAGCAGGCAAATTTTCAAGCATACGACTATGACACAATTAGAGGTGCGCTGGTAGATTATATCCAACAGCAATATCCAGAAAATTTTAATGACTGGATTCAAAGTAGTGAATTTGTTGCTCTAATCGAGACACTTTCGTTTCTTGCTCACAGTTTAGCATTTCGAATTGACCAAGCAGGACGTGAAAACTTCCTTAGCACTGCAGAGCGGCGCAGTAGTGTTCTACGTATTGCTGACTTTTTAGGATATACGCCGTCAAGACATCAGCCTGCACGTGGCCAACTTAAAGTGACAGGCATCCGCACAACACAAAATGTTTTTGATATAAACGGCAACAACCTCAAAAATACCGCAGTTGATTTTGAAGATAACTTCCAAAACTTTTTGTTAATTATGAATGAAGTTTTGAGTGACACCAATAAGTTTGGTCGTCCTACTAATAGCACACGAATCGGAAATGTCAAGAATGATATTTACTCAACTAAAGTAGTTGACAACAGAAATGTAACATACAATATAAATGGTGAAGTTAATGGTACCCGCCAGGCTTTTGAAATCCACAGCTTAGAAGTAAACACAGCCAAGAACACACTACAAGAAACAGAGCCAGATCCAAATAGTAGCTTTGACCTCGTTTATAAGAATGACGGACAAGGCTTAGGTAGCAACAGTACAGGCTTCTTTGTTGGATTTAAGCAGGGCACCTTACAATTTACAGATATTAACGCTGACAAAGCGGTTAGTAATCTAATAGTAGATGTGCAATCAACAAATATTAACAATAGCGACATTTGGGTGCAGGCAATTAATAGTGCTGGTGAATTACAAGACTCCTGGACTAAAGTTGATGCAGGCTTTGGTGCTAATACAGTATTCAATAATATTCGTCAGGACAATCGCAAACTTTATACAGTAAAGACAGTAGAGAACGACAACATCAATGTACAATTTGGTGATGGTGTGTTTAGCGAAATCCCACGTGGAATTATTCGTATTTGGTATAGAAATGGTGTAAACCAGACTTATACATTGGACCCTGAAGATATTGGTAGTGCAACCTTTGGCTATAACTACAACGCAAAGGATGGTAACGTTTATCGTGTCACCTTTACTTGTGAATTACAAGAGCCAGTTAATAATGCTGCGAGCCAAGAAAGTGTTACTAGCATTAAAAACAATGCTGGGCGAGTATTTGCTACACAAGATCGTATGATTACTGCTAGCGATTACAGCGTATATCCTCTTACAGTGAGCGAGAATGTTAAGAAAATTAAAGCAATCAACCGTACATACACAGGACACAGCCGCTTTATTAAGCCGCGCGATCCAACAGGCACATATCAAAATGTAGACATTGTGAGTGATGATGGCTACATTTATACTGATGGAATCACATACCGTAGCAGCTTAGACTTACCTTCTACACTCACAAGTGAACAGATATTTGAACGGTTTTTAGCAGACCTTATTGAAAATCCTGAGATTATTAATCTGTTCTACGACAAATATAATGAAACTGATGTTGACTTTAGTGTTAACAGTAGCAGCTATGAGTGGCAGCAAATTACAAGCGGTTACCGCGGATCAACAGGATATATCACACGTAACGGTACAATACAAAAAGTTGGATCATCAGCAATTAATGAGCTGAACCTTGCCCGCCCTGGCTCAATTGTTGAGTTTGTAGAGTCACCATACAATGCAGGTACACTTGGAGTAATAGGCTCCACATTAAATATTGTTAACGCAGGAACTGGATTTACTAGCGCACCTACTGTAACTATTAAAGGTACAGGCACAGGGGCGGCGGCAACTGCTACCATCACTGCCGGACAATTAGGTACAGTAACACTAACAAATGGCGGTACAGGATATCAAAATCCTGTCGTTGTAGAAATTACTGGCGGAAGCGGAAGCGGCGCAGAAGTTGAAGCAACAGCAACTAGCGCATCACGTGGCTGGGCCCGTATTGTAGACATTTCAAATGATGGCCAAGGTGTTAATGACAGCAATGGTAACCCTACAGGACTTACCTCACGTGGGCAGGGTGCAGTTATTCTCAACAAGGCTATCCCTAAC